CCATTTAAATCAAAATTTCCAACTGAAGAAAATGAAGATGATGCTCCAGTGTTTGAAGTATAATTTAATATAATACTACCTTTGGGGAACGCTATTCCGGTAGCGCCTGAAGGAGTATTTGTCACAGAAACATTTAATTTTGTTTTTTCTTGTTCTTTAAAATTTGGAATATTTACCTGCGATATTAAAAATGGATTATAGTTGTTGTTACTCATCAAGAAAGTCCAAAATGAATCTGGATCTTGATATAATTTGTATGCAGCTTCTATTAAAGTTGTATGTTCGTCATTTTCAACACTAAAAATATCTTCGTTTAATGTAGACCAATCTATATAAGTAAAAAAATCACTTATATCATATTGACCTATAGAAGATTGAAAACTTGTTTTTGGTAGACTATCAAAGTATTTCATTTTTATCCATTATAACCAAAATTTGCGAATGATATTTCTGATTTCGACAGTATTTGATTTGACCCCGGATCATATGTTCCTGTTTCAAATTCAGTAAACTGTAATCCCAACAATGTAACAGATGAAGCTCCATTTGGTAAATACCGTATTATTGGATCAGAATCGTCATTTCTTTTTGTAATTACTGTATTCAATACACACACCAAAGGTTCTCCGAGCCAATTGGCTGTAAGATTTGCTTCTCCACCCAAAGCAACTCCATTTCCTTTGGTTACTTGAAGACTCCAAAGTTTTTGTGGATATGATCTCTCGGGCAATCCACTAGCTACTGCGGGATATGAACATTTTCTGAATGTTCCAACTATTTCTTCTATTTGAATAGATTCATATTCATTTTTAGGTACGAGAACATATTGAAAAAAATATTGTTTTCTTCCTTCACTTACCATAGAAAGTTCGGCAATGTTACTGAATCTTCTATAAGTTGATGTTGCAAAAACTCTTTCATAGTAAGAAAGAGCGGGTGCTGCCACTCTTTGTAACATATTAACAATTCCAGTTGGATTTAATCCACCACTGTTTGCCAATCCTGCTCTCGTCATTATTGGTCCAACCGGATTGCTATTACTTTCTCCAAATTCGTGTTGAACCGTGTATCCCGGTTCCTTCGGCATTGGGAGTTTTATATGAAATTCAGATCTGTTTATAACACCCCAACGAGTTCGGTCTCTGTTAATTAGAGAGTAGGGGGCAGCAAAAAAATTTAAAAACAGTGGCTGTTCTGCCGCATATATTCCTGTTGGGTATTGAAAGAATGACGCCATTTTAGATATTTAGACAATTTACCTAAATATTTTGATGCCTTACAAAACCCGTTTTGTTCCAAAAAACAAACAAAAATATATTGGCGATTCAGATAAGATCACCTGCAGATCTTTATGGGAGAGATCTGTTTGTAAATTTTTTGATGATAATGAAAACGTGGTTAAATGGTCTTCAGAAGAAATAACAATTCCCTACATGAGCCCGGTTGATCAAAAAATTCATAATTATTTTCCAGACTTTCTTGTACAATTTAAATCTGGAAACGAAACCAAGTCCTGGTTAATTGAAGTCAAACCAAAAAAACAAACCTTTTTAAAAGAAAATGCTTCAAAAAAAGAACAGATAATTTGGTTGATAAACTCTGCTAAATGGAAAGCTGCAGAAAACTACTGCAAAAAGTACAATTTAGAATTTAAAGTACTTACAGAAAAAGAGATATTTGCCAATGGCTAATCCACAAAACACTATAACAGAAATAAAAAATTTCTTCTCTCGCCACAATGGATTGCAGAGAGATAATCGCTATACTATTTCTTTTTTAAATTTACCATCTTCTTTACCACAAATTCCAGAACAAGATTTATATTCTTTAACTTTTGCTTCTGGTGCAAGAGCAATAGATGGAATAGCAGATAATTTGACAGGTTATGGTCCTGGAAGAATTGTTCCACGGTCACAAAAGTTTGTTGGTGGCATTTTACTTACCTTTCCACTAACAAATGATAATTTTCTTTTAAACTTTTTTAATAGTTGGTTTAATTTAATTTATTCGGGGGGAAGAGCTAAAGGAAATTATAATGAACCGTTCATGCTTAACTATTATGATAATACTGTTGCAAATACTAAAATGAAATTAAAAATTTTAGATCCGAATGGCAATACAAATAGAGTGATGACATTTTATGAAATATTTCCTCTAGAAGCTCTTCCATTGGAATTTAGTATGATGCAACAAAATGAATATTTAAAATATCAAGTGATGATGTATTACAGAGAATTTACATTAGGAGACAGATAATATGGAACTTATTGATAAGTTGAATAATTTATTGCCAAAATATAAAGCAATTCTTCCATTTTCAAAAAAAGAAGTTGAGTTTATTCCTTTTAAAATAAGAGATGCAAAAAATATTTCAATAATTTTACAAGAAGAAAATAAAATACTTTCGTTTATTGCTATGGTGGAAATATTAAAAAGAAATGTACCAGACTTAAATGTTAATGAACTGTGCATGGCTGATGCGGAATTTTTATTTTTACAAATAAGATCTAAAAGTGTTGATGAAGTGCTTAACCTCATTTACCAAAAAAATAAAATTCAAGTAAACATAAATGATATACAGCCAAAAAACAATATCCAAGAAAAATCTATCGTTTTAAACAAAGACGTAGTTTTGGAATTACACACACCTACTGTAAAAAATTTAATAAAATTAAAAAGCTTAGATAGAGAAGATTTTTTTAAGTCTTGTATTAAAAGCATAAATGTCGGCAATGAAATATATGACTGCACAAAATTTGTACCAGAAGAATTAAAAGAACTAATAAACAATTTGCCTTTAAATGTCTCTAATAAAATAGATGAATTTATTAAAAATGAACCACAATTATTTTTAAATATAGAATTGGATGGTCAACAAAAGGAAGTGACGGGTATTTTAAATTTTTTTACTTATCGGTAAAGTTTTTTGATTTGACGGATTATTATTCCACAAACTTTACCTTAGTAAACAGATATAATTGGAGTGTTTCAGAAATAGAAAATTTAATTCCATGGGAAAGAGAAATTTATATCAATCTACTTCTGGCCAACGAAGAAAAAAAGAAACAAGAAATAGCTCAGTATCAATCATCAAAGGATTTTAGAATATAATGAATGAAGAAGATAATATTTCAATAGATTTGGAAGCAGAAACTTCTATTATCGCTCCATTAATAAACCCAAATGAAATTGAGAGCGGTACGAATTATTCCGGAACATCTGAATTACCTTTGCCAGAAAGTGTATATGCAGAACCACAGCCTAGTATTTCTTTACCAGAAGCTACAATATTAGGCCCAACGCCAACAACAGAAAATATATCAAGTACCCTGCCACAATATTCTGAAATTCTATCAAATTTATTTACGGGTTTCGATCCAGAAGTTTTATATCAAAAAACCGAATCTCTTGAAAAACAAATTCAAGAAATAGGAACAAGTGTTAATGATCTACAACAGCATGGAAAAGGATCTTGGATTAATCCAAGAGATAAAAATAACTTTGAAGAAAGACCTACAGTAACACCAACAAATTTAATTTTTGAAAACAGAATACTTAGAATGTCTTCCAGACCAGAGTGGGCATAAAAAAAGCCCCTTTCGGGGCTTTTCTCAATCATTATCCATTTCAGAGAAATACTGAAGTGGATCTTTTTCTTCAACATTGTCAACCACAGTTTCCTCAACATCATCTTCAATGTTCTTTGATTCGATAAACTGCGAACGAATATCGTCTCCGACAGACTTCTTCAATCTTGCCTGCAACTCATCGTAGCTCTTGAATTGGCTCTTATCCACAAACGGCTTTAGCGGATACTGCTTCTTCCAAATTTCCTCAAGCTTCTTATCGTCACCACCAAGCAATGGTGCGGGTGAAGAAAATTCACTTCGGTCGTAATTTACGTAGCCGCCAACATTTCGAATCTTGATCTTAAAATCTGCACCAGTCCAGAAGTTAAATGGGTCAACAGCAACTTCATCTTGAAATTCTGGATGAGCAAGGCTTTGAATCTTCTGAAAGATCTTGGTACCATACTGATAAAGGAAAACCTTTCCCTTATTCTCTGGGTTGGCAGGGTCTTCAATAACAAGAATATTGGAAATGTAAGTGAGCTTGCGCTTGCGATTTCGCGCAATATTCTTATCATCCTCAATACCGCTGTTCCAGAGCTCAGTATTCGCTGCACACACTGGGCACTTTTCGCCAATGGTAGTTGGGCAGTTTTCATAGAACCAACCACCCTTTCCCTTGAAGGTATGGCTATAAACTGCTACAAACGGCGTTTCCTCACCATCAATTTCAGGAAGAAAACGAATTACAGCATATCCGTTTCCAGCCTTGTCGATTCCCGGCTTCCAGAGTCGATCATCTTTGTAGCTTTCCTTGGAGGTCATCTTATCAAGACGCTCTGTTAGAGATGCGACTGAGTTTTTACTCTTCTTTTTGAAATCTGAAAAATTTGCCATTATAATGAACCCGAGGATCTACCTCGGCCTTTCTTTGGTTAGTATAGCCTTTAATTTGAATTAGTCAATCGGTAGTTTGCGTAATTTGGATTTTTTAAGTAAGTGTAAATTTTCTGCTTCTTGTTGGATTTTTTCAACAAGAGGTTTTGTTAGTAATTTTCCAGCAGCAGAAGAATCCAAATTCATCTCGTCTGCCAATTCAAGAACACAATCCATGAACGGCAATTTTGTGGTTTTTACTCTATCGATTACTTTAGTAGAAAATTTTTCTTTGGCAGCATCATCTATATACATGACTTAAATATAACCTCATTTGAATAAAATTCAATAATTAAATCTATCTAAATATCCTAGAACTATTTAGAGGAAACTAATGGCAAACGATACAGATCCCAACGTGATTATTGAAACATCAGGCATAACTGCTGCAATCGCAACAGATATTGCACAATTTGGTGGTGTCACAGCACACTTTCAAATAATGAAAGTTGCATATGGTCTTACTGGAGCTGCAACTTTAGTTTCAAGTACAAATCCACTACCTGTTTCTGTAGCTGCTGGATTAACGGCAACGATTTCTGGATTTACTGGAACTATTACTGTACAAGGTTCACCAAGCGGAACTGCTTTGCCTGTAAGTGGAACTGTATATGCCATCGGTATAACTGGGTCTCCCGTATATGTAAAAACAAATACAGGAGATAGAGTAGAAATTACTGGTGGCATTCCTCTGACAAAAACAACAGATTCGATTTCTGTGTGGGGTCCAAGTGGATTAACTTACATTTATGCACATCTTGTAAATTCCGCTGGCACTGGAGTTGGAATTTCCGGAGATGCATTGAAAGTTGTATTAGTCGGCGCATCTATAAATGCAACAGTTGGAACAACTTTATCTGTTCAAGGTTTTTCTGGAGGATATTCTTTAGGAATAAACGACACTGGAATTTTAAATGGAATGACCGCTATCTACGGTCAAATTGTTGGCCTCCGTTCAGATTTTACTGCTCTCGGTGTTGGGAGACCATCTGCCTTTAAAACTGGAAGATTGTCTGTATCTTCTGGTTCGGCTGGACAAATGGATTCTGCTGGATACACAACCACAGCAAATATTACTGTGAAGGCTCTGTCCACCAATACAGATTTTGTCTATATTGGAAATACATCAGCTCTAATTGGGTCTTCTTTTGGATTTGCTTTAGATCCTGGTGAAAGTGTTGATGTAAATGTTATTAACACTAATAAAATTTACGCAATATCAAACACCGGTACACAAGTAATCACTTATCTAGCAACATAAAATGCCGTTTTATACTTTAAATGTTGTTAAAAGTATACAAAATTATGGTATAGTCGTAAATGGATCGACTTATGATCCTGCTTTTAGCAGGGGTTATATAAACTCTTCACCAAATGTTTCTATATCGGGTTCTACTTGTTTCATAGATTATTCAGATGTTCAAAATTTATCTGATTTAAATTTTATATCAAAAGTTTTTACTTCAGCGCCAGCTGGAACAACTTATAGTTTATCAAATGGTGATTATTATGATCAAGATAAAAATATAAGAAGAGATATTAGCGGTGTATTTTCATTATCAAGCCTAATAAATCAAAACAAAATAATAGTGGGAACTATAGTTTCTGGTTTAACTTATACATCCAATTATTCATTTTACGGTAAAAATAATTTTATTGCACCACCACAATATACAACACTTTATTTGGGTGGCGCGACTGCAAGAAATTATATTGTAAATAATTTAACAAATAATCCAAATAAGTCATTTGTAAATCTTGGTATTGTCGGTTCAAACTTTAATCAAGAAGAATATGTTCAATTAAATGGCTCAACCTCTAACAATGGAAAACTAAGAGTCAATTCTGTTTTGCAACTTAAAGACAATAAAGAACTTATTTACACAGATACTACATTAACAAATGAAAATTTAGAAACAGTTAATGTAAAGGTAGACCATCTGATCAGAGGAAACTCTAATCCAGAAATAATTGCAAAGAATCAAAAAAAATTAGGTTGTTATGTTTCTTATGATTCTAATGGAAACCAAACTGCTTGTTATGAAAATCAAAACGAATATCAAGCATTTTTAAGACAACAAGGTTTGACCGGAAACGCAAGCGGATATTGGGTTCCTTGCTCCGATTGTGCAAGACTGACTGATAATGCATATAATGCATCGAATGTGGATAAATCATTTACCTTTGAGTCCGTAATATTCCTGTTGGTAAACGAACAGTCTACAGTTTCTTTCACTCCTTCAAATGATTTGCAAATTGTTTACACTTATACTCTAGAATCTAATTTTAATTCTATCGATACGCCAGCGGAAACCAGTGAAATTACTTTAAATGTCGATACAGGATTTAAATTAGATTTGAGTCACCCAACATTAAAAGGATTTGCAGCAAACATATATGTTGATAGCGCAAAAACAATATTAATTTCTTCTGATTATTATCCTTTTGGGACTCCTGGTTACGACCAAGCAGGAATAATAATCAGAAAAACAGAAACATCACCCAAAAAACTATATCTTGAATTGTCGGGCAACGTCGTATTTAACGTTGAAATTGTAATACAATAAAAAAACCTCCCTTTGTGGGGGAGGTTTTTTATTAAAATGTAAACTACTTTAGCGGCTACGATTGCGAACGAGACGGTAATACGAACGACCGTTGCGTGTTTCGCGTGTGATGGCGTAGTTCATGTCAAACCGATCAAACGCTTCACGGAGGTCATGCATCGTTGCGCGC